GCCCAACAATAGTTTCTGGACTCATGTTACAGGCACGTAAAATACTAGGATATAGACTGTTCAAGTCAACTGAACCAACCCACTTATGCATACCTTTTTTAGGTGTTGCAACGTATGCGCCTGCGGCTGGTAACGGCTTTTCACCTCTGTTTTTATCAGGAACAATATAACCACGTGCATGGGAAAAGTTGATAATAGCCATATCTGTTTGTGCAACCGCACCCAATGCACTAATTATCGGTACTGTGTTTGCATGGCTCAATACATTTGCTAAATCAATAAACTGTAGTTTCTTATCCATACGTACAAGCAAGTCAACATCTTGTCTTGAATACGAAATAAATGTTTCAAAGTCGTTGTTGTATAGTTGATCTAATGTACCATCATATGCAACTTTACGTTCTTGTAATTCATATTCACCAATAGCATCCAAACTGTATGAATGCATTTCATGATATGTAAACTTACGATATAGTTCCAAGTAATCTAAATGTACACGCCCTGTAAGCTCATATGCTTGTTGCTCTTTACCAAACTTAACAAGGGTACGTTCACGTGGCATTCTTTCCCATAGGCAAAATTTACGTGTATGACTTTTACTTAGTACACGAGTAATTCTATTCACCAAATACGGAATATCAAAGCCTTCTGAATTCCAACCACTTAGTACATCAGCATCTTCAACAAGATCCAAAAATGTATTAAGAAGTTCCTCTTCAGTTTCCATAAGGAAAGTATCTTCAAACTTATCGCATATTTCCGTTGCTTGTTCTGTTGTTAATGTTTCAGGCTTTATTGCAATGCAAATTGTTTTCTGCATCCAACTTAGATGTACACTAATCGCTGTCACTGAATTAAAAGGATCTTCTGGAGGAGCAAAGCCTTTATCCTTATTGAAATCAACCTCAATATCGAAAAATGCTAAATTTAAATCAGGCGTGTCTTTATCTAAATAGTTGTCTGCTAAACAACGAAAAAGAGGATTTACATCACTCTCAAATAGTTCTTTATGCTGATGTATCTTTTTCTCTGTATTGAACTTCTTACTTGTGTTTACTTGTACTCTAGTAAGTTTGTCACCAAATACACTTGTATACTTGCCACGTGGATCTTTATAATAGAAAGTATACTTTGCAGGATACTCTCTAAACTCACGTCTGCCGTTCACACGTTCAACGACTTTAATAATATCCTTATCTCTATCAAGAAATGCGTCTACGTAACTCATTTAATAATGTCCCAGTACTTTAGTACAAATTGTTTTTTAGGTTGTTTTGACATGTATTCATCATAGAACGCTTCTGCTCTATCATTTATCTTTTCACCACTTATGTACTCTAACATGGCTATTGTACCTTGTCTATCATTATATAGCACATCTAAAGGAAAAGTAAAGTACCTTCCTGGAAACCTAGCCATCTTGGCTTGTGCTTGTATTGGATAATGAGCAGGGTCTAAAAACTTTTTATATAAGGCATCTACACCAGCCTTGTTAATCTCTGTTTTTAGTTTTATGTTTTGCCCTGACATTTTGTTGTAACTATCACAACCATATTTGTCCCATTCTGCTAGAACCGCTTTCCACAGAAAGTTTGAAAATCCTTGATATCCTCTAGGATGATCCTGTGTCATTGCAATAACTTTACTATTAGGATAGCGTTCTAGTAAAAGATCACTATCTTCAATATTAATATGTGCTTTTACAAGCCAAGTAGGATACTCTTCTTCCTGTAAAAGTTTTTCAAGTTTTTCTCTATTCCTACATACAACCTCAGGTTCATCACGTCTATTAAGATGACATGAACCTGCATGTGTTACAGTAAGTCTATCAAACTCATTTGGATCTCGCATGCCAGTAAGCATTGAGATGATAAATTCACCACAAAGCCCACTAGCAAATACTACAAATATTTTATTGGTTTCGTCCGACTGATTCAAGAATTGCCTCTAGTTCTTCATATTCTTCTCTGTTTTTACCTGCCTCTGCTTTATAAGCAATACGAATTGCTTTATTAAGTACACTAGGTTTGATACCTAGTTCTTCGGCAACAGCCTTTACAGTATCACGTAGCCCTTCTTTAAGGGTGTCTGTTTCCTGTGTTACATGAATTCCTTCTTGAATAATACGCTTTAGCTTGTCAACATCTTCACTAGAATACGCTGTCATAATTAACTCCTATGTAATTGAATAAGTTGATTATACACTATCTGTAAGTATTGTCAAGACTATTTTTCAAGTTTTTTGATACGATTTTCTAGTTCTTCAATCTTACGTGATAGGTTTGGATTAAGTTTTTTCCATGCATTGGGATCTTGTTTAAACCAAGTCCACCCCCAACGCTCTACAAAGAAGTTAAGTAATGCTGACCACTTACCATATGCCCATAATGCAATACGTGTGTCAGTAGCCCAGGCAACAAAAAGAGCACCGAAGATGCTTCCTGCTAATGCTGTATAAATCCACAGCCTATCGCTTGCCATACGTTCTATCATATCCCAAATCATTTTCCGCCCTTAACCATTCTTTTTTCTAATTGTGCTATTGTTTTTAACAATGGACCCATTTCAACAATATTACGTACATAACCCTTGCCCTCAGATTTAAAGTTACTACGTAGGCGTAGGAACATTGCGTCACCACCTTGATCTCCTTTACCCCATACTTCAATCTTTGCAGGTTTACGTTGCCCTGGCGCTTCATACTTTAAGTAAAGGTCAATGCCTTCCATTGCCTGTCTTAATGGTTCACCAAACTGTAGTTCTGTATAACCAGGTGCGTTTGGTGTTGTCTTTAGGATAACCATGTTTGTACCCTCTTCACCACTCATGGCGTGGTGTTTAATTCCGTTGTATAGTCTTTCAACAAAACGTGTTTCGTTTTGTGTGTTATCGCCTGATAGTTCACTGTTTATACTTTTAGCAACCTGATTATATACTTTATGTATTGCTTCAAAACTTGTTACAGGATCACCATCTGCAAATTCATTCTTTAATCTATTGTCAATATTAACACCAAAACTAGTATTAAAAAATTGTTCTAGTTGATCAAAGTTGTATCCGCTTACTTGTCCAAATTGTTTGACGTCACCCGCTTTCAGACTTAATAGGTTTACTGTTGTACCATCTACTGTAAGGAAAAGATCTGCCTTTACGCTTTGATCTGAAACACCATCTGCATTCACTACTACCTGATTTTCGCCTTTATCAGCTTCGATCGCTGTAAGTGCTTCTTTAACTTTTGCATTGTTATTTGCAAACTCGACGGCGCTCCTTACTGCGCCTAAAATTTGTGCATGTGGTTTATCTGTATTACCAGCACCTACTACTGCTTTGTAACTTGTTGTGTTAAGTGCAAGTTTGAAATGTACTTTATCATTACTACTATCACCACTTACACCACCTTTAAGATTATTTTTACCTACAAGTTCACCACCTTCTAATTTTTTAAATATATCAAAGATGTCAGCTTCTGTAATACCTTGTGAACGTTTTACAAACACTGCATATACACCAGCGCCAAGTGCCGCCTCACCAATATCACCAGCATTAAAGTCTTTACCACTTTTATATTCAGGTGTTTTTTGCAGACTACTAATAGTAATCTCATCACCATTCTGTGCTTGTAGTATTACTTTACTTGGATCTGTTTTAGGAATAATATCTCCATTAGGTGCTAGATCCATTTGATCTGCATCAGGAAATTCTTTAGTACCAAAGTAAGCCATCATTAATTCATCGGCCGCCTTTTTATCGACGATAACTTTTTCGCCAAATCTTGCTTGCTTATCAGGAACAATCTCTAACGGATCTCCAGCCTTAATTTTATTAAGAAGCACTTGTAAATATTTTCCGCTGTGCTTACGTAATTGACTGTTTTCTAGTCCTGCTTCTACTAAGAATTCGTCTGCTCTCATTTTGTTCTAAATCCACTCTTCCAATGGTCTGTTGAAACCACTTTAATAAAACGTTTGTTTGTTTCATTTTTGTTTGGATTTTCTATAGTTAATACTACACGTTTTCCTTTTAAATGAGCCTCTAACTGGTTTTGCAATCTTTCAGGCGATTTCATATAATCCCTACGTACTGCTTTTGAAATAGAATTCCTATTTTGGTGTGTAATACCCTTACTAACCTGTTTTGCTCTACTACGTTTCTTACCCATCACTACCTACCATATCAAATAATGCAGGACCATATGTGCCTCCTGCCCATGCTAGGACAACTACTGTTAACACTCCATATACTAACCACTTCATTTTGAAGTCGTCTACTGTCATTTTTAGTGCAACTAATTCATTGCCAAGGATTCGAACTGCTATCTCGAGTTTACCTGTATCGTCTTTACTGCTCATGGTTTTCTCCCTTGCTTATATTGTATTTATTTAAAAACATCTAAAACTTCTTGTTCAATAATGTCTACTAAGTGTTCATGTACTGGTAATTTAAAATGTTCACATTCACATCTATGTTGTTGAGTCCAATTACCAGCGTGTTCAATAAATGTTTTTCCGTCTTTAAAAAAGTCAAATGTACCTAATCCAGACATATCAAATTTGCTTTCACTTAAATCTGCATAATTACTTGCAGTCCAAACAAACATTTTTAGAGGTATGTTATGATTATCACATACACTTTGTAAGTGATAAAAATTACTTAGAGCTTGACGCTTATACTGATCTTCCATAATGTTATGTAGGAAACTGACTTTTATCCAACCCTTAACATCTTGAAGTTCTTGTTCACTTAAATTACTAGTAAATTCTGGAAAACGTTTTTCAATGTACTCTACATGTTTTGCCCAACCATAATGTATTTCCCTATATAGTTCACCATACTTGTCAGTATCACCACCACCATTATACCTTGTTTTTGCAAATAGATCTACAGATGCTTTTTCTGGTTTGTGCTTCTCATACATAAGTGGATGAGTTGTCCATCTTAGTTCTGCAATAATTAATTCAGGCTTGTCATTTTTACAAATATATTCTGCCATTTCTATAAGTTGTAAATTGTTTACTCCTGATCTACCATAATTGATAACAGGTTTTCCTACTCGTTCCTGTAGTACATCACACCATGTTTTTTCAAGAACACCATTCTCTATACCTCTACACATTCCATATGTGTGACTTGTACCTATTGCGTATATCATTCTTAATCCTTAAACTTCTGTGTTCTGATTATTTTTCTTAGATTATCGTCTACCTTAATCTCATCGACTTTCTTCATTCTAAATCGGGGTATGTCCATGTAACGTTCCTCTACTGCCCGTTCATCCATACTACCTGTATAATGCAGAACACATCTGTTTT